CAAACATGGAGATACGCAAAGATAACCCAGAAGCTAGAAAATCATTTAGAGCAAGACATAAATGCGATACAGCAACAGATAAAACATCTGCAAGATATTGGTCTTGCAAGATGTGGTGAGGAGATATTATGCCACATGGTTCAGGAAAAAATAGTTTAGTAGGAAACATACATAGAAGGCAACAAGCAGGTACTTCTAGGTCTAAGAAAAAATCTACTATATCTAAAAAAGCATACGCTGAAATGAAGCGTGGTTGGAAAAAGAAGTAGTTAGTTTTGGGATATTGGGGTATTCCATGTCCAGCATGTGACAAGATACTATCTACAACTTACAGCGAAGATTTACAAAAAGTAAGTCTTGTATGCAAAAACAAAAAGTGTAAAAATTATGGCAAATAAAAAATTATGTTATGCTGCTGGTTGTTTAAGACCACTACCACCTAAAGCTAGTAAATACTGTAGCACTAGATGTCGTAACAGAATATCGCAACAAAAGAAAAGAGCAAAAGCAAAAGGTATTGAGTGGACACAAGAAGATGATGTTGTCAATATACCAAGTCAAAACAATGTAAGAAAGCGTAGAGGAAAAATATATACTGACATAAAAGAATCAGGTTACGCACAACAAATTTTAGAAAAAAAAGTTACTATGTCAGAAGTAGCTAAAGTATTAGACACATCTGTAGCATCTGTGTCTATGGCATACAATGCCTGGGTAGAAGATACAGAAACAGAAATTAAACAAAAAAATTGGGAAATACCACAAGTTGCAGAAAAATCATTAAAAGATTTTAAAGATTTTAGAGATAGATATTTTGAAACAGAGCAAGGCATACCATACGAAACACCAGAGTTTCACATTAGATGGATTGAGTCAATATTAGAAGCAATAGAAAAAGGTGAACAGCAAATGATATTGTCACCGCCACGACATGGTAAAACAGATTTGCTTATACATTTTGTTGTATGGCTTATATGTAAAACACCTAACATAAGAATTTTGTGGGTAGGTGGTAACGAAGATATTGCTAAGAACTCTTGTAGTTCTGTTATGGATCAATTAGAAAATAACGAATTATTAATAGAAGAAATATGTGGACCAGGACCTAAATTTAAACCACAAAACAGAAGTGGTAAAGCGTGGTCATCTACAGAGTTTACTGTAGGTACTAGAACAGTTACAGGTATTAAATCACCTACAATGGTAGGCATTGGTCGTGGTGGTAAGATACTGTCAAGAGACTGCGATATTATTATTGCTGATGACATTGAAGATCACAGTTCTACTATGCAACCAGCATCAAGAGAAAACACAAGAAACTGGTGGACAACAACATTGTCAAGTCGTAAAGAGGAACACACCGCTATGGTAGTTATTGGTTCTAGGCAACACTATGATGACTTGTACTCACACTTGTTAGAAAACGAATCTTGGAAAACTATTGTAGAAGAAGCACACGATACAGCTTGTACTTTACCTGACTGGGATGAAACAGAACACAATGATTGTATGTTGTGGACAGGTAAAAGAACATACAAGTGGTTAATGGACAGAAAAAGAGCAGCAGAGACAACAGGTGGTAGAGCAATATACGAAATGGTTTATCTTAATGTAGCTATGCCAGATGGTCTTGCTTTGTTTGACAGAGTAGAGATAGAAGAGTGTAGAGATCAGAAAAGAGATATAGGACACATACCACCAGGTATTCGTTTGATTGCAGGACTTGACCCTGCATCTACAGGTTATCAAGCTGCGTTTTTGTGGGCTTACAATATGGATGCTAATAAATTGTATATGGTAGATATGAACAATAGTTTAGGTGGTGGTATACCACAAGCATTAGAAATTATAAAAGAATGGTGGAGCAAATATAATTTATCACATTGGGTAATAGAAGAAAATGGTTTCCAAAAAGCTATTAGACAAGATAAAAGCATAAGAGAGTTTGCATCAAGTCATGGTATATTTTTGGAAGGACATGAGACTTATAAAAACAAATTTGATCCAGTGTATGGTGTAACAGCTATGCGACCTATGTTTCAAGAACAAATAATTTCTTTACCATATCTTAGCTTTGAAGCACAAGAGAAGGTAAACTTATATACAAGTCAGTTAGTTTACTTTTCTTCTGCAAAAAATAAAAGCAAAAGTGTAGGTACAAAAACTGACATAGTTATGGCAAGTTGGTTTCCAATGAGAGCTATAAGAAGAATGCAAAAAGAAAAATTTGCAGAGTTAGGATATGAATACAATCCTAGCTTTACAGGCTATAATTCAAGTAATATGGATATAGATAATTGGAGTTAAACAAGTGTTAGACAGCGACAAGATATACGACAGAATAGATTACCTTAGAGTTGTGAATCAAGATCAAATGATTGACAGAGCTAGAATTAGAGACATTATGAATGGTGGAGAAGCTGCTGTTCATGCGTTGCTAGGTAAATCTATAAATGTAGAATATCACGAATTACCAGCACCTAATTTATTTTTAACCGCACTAGAAAGATTTGCACAAAAATTAGGTAGAAGTCCAGATCTTAAAGTTGATATAGTAAATCAAAAAGATTCTGAAAGAGCAAAAAAGAAATCTGAAAAATTAGAACGCATAGTTATGGCATATGACAAGAATCAAAAATTACATATGCAACTACCACAAGTTGGTAGATGGTTGCCAGGGTATGGTTTTGTTGTATGGGTTGTAAAACACAAAAAAGATAAAGATGGAAACTCATATCCTTATGCTGAATTAAGAGATCCATTTAGTTGTTACCCAGGTTATTTTGGTAACGATCAACAACCAAAAGAACTTGCAATAATAACTAGAGTTCCACATAAAGTTTTAGCAGATCAATATCCAGAAGCTAAACCATACATATACGCATATGAAAATAATGATGGATTTCAAAATCCATATTCTGCAATTTTAGATGGTTCAGATAAATCAGGTAGTTGGGCTAACTCTACAGGTCATGGCAAAGTTGTAGTTGAATACATGAATGAAGATGGTACATATGTGTATTTACCAGAAAATAAAAAAATAATTGATTTTATGGAAAACCCATTAAAATCTGGTCCATGTTTTGTTATAGCTAAAAGATATAGTTTTGACCAAATGCAATCACAATTTCAACACATAACTGGTCTTATGGCAAACATGGCAAAGATTAACATACTTGGAACTATTGCTATGGAAGATGCAGTGTTTACAGAAACAAACATAATTGGTGAGATTGAATCAGGAAAATATAGAAAAGGCAGATTTGCTGTTAACTATTTAACACCTGGTTCGCAAGTGTCAAAGCCAGTCAACAATCTACCTTACCAATTATTTCAACAAGTAGATAGACTTGAAAGACACTTGCGACTTGGTGCTGCTTACCCAGTTTCTGATGATGGACAATCACCTAACTCTTTTGTTACAGGTAGAGGTTTAGAAGAACTAGGACAATCTGCATCACTGCATGTAAGAGAATATCAATCTGTATTAGCAGACGCATTAGAAGAACTTGATGCTAAAAGATTAGAATATGATGAATCAGTATTTGGTAATACTAGAAAACCAATAGCAGGTTATCACAAAGGTACTGCTTACAGAGAAAATTACACACCTAGTGTAGATATAAAAGAATTTTACAATACAAGAAGAGTTTATGGTGTTATGGCAGGATTTGATGAGCCACAAAAAATTATTACAGGGTTGCAATTAAAACAACAAGGTATTATTGATACACAGACTTTACAAGAAAACATGGATGGGTTAGATAATATAACAAAGATACAACAAAGAATATCTGCAGAAAAAGCTGAAACAGTATTGTTTGAATCATTAATGGCACAAGCTGCACAGGGAGATCCAAAAGCAACTATGGCAGCTATAGAGATAAGAAAAAATCCACAAAACATGACAAGAATTATGGATAAATTTTACACACCAGAAGAACCAGCTATGACAGAAGAAGAAATGTTATTAGCACAACAACAAGCAGCAGGTGTGCCACAAGGACCAGTTGCTGAACCAGATATAGCAAGTGTATTAGCTGGGTTAGCAGGTGGTGGTCCAGTTGCCTGATAAAATAACACAACAGTTTTTTGACATAATAAATCAAGAAGATTGGGATTTAGATGAAATAGAACTTCCAACAATACAAAGAGATATGATGTCAGGAAATGATATACCACTTGGTAATATGTTTTTACCTACACCAATACCTGGTGTATGGATTAATATATTATTAGGATTTGAAATAGAAAACCCAGAGGATTATGGTTAGAAAACCAAGTAAATTAAAACAAAATACAGATATGAAAGTAGATGGTGCATACGCTGATATTGTTGTGCCTCCACAAGCTAAAGGTGATTCTCTTGGACAAACAAAAGATTTACAAACACAAGTAGATGCGGTTGGCGGTCCACTAGCACAAGAAGTAGCTGCAACAGGCGGTATGCCAAATGTAGATAATTTACCAGTTATGTCAGGAGATCAATTATTTGACGCTCCTACACAACTACCAGATCAACCAGGTAATACAATTACAGATACATCACAAATATTTAATCCAGAATCAAACAGGGTAGAAGTATTAAAAAATATAATATTAGAAAAATATCCACATAGAGCAATTAAAAATAGGTTGTTATGAGTTATTTCACTAAGTGGAGTGAAGATTGGCTTAATGCAAAAAATGAAAGAGAAGCACTTAGTCAATTTCAAAACAATGAAGAGGCAACAGCAGATACTGATTTAATAAGTAAAAGATATTATGAATTAGAACAATTTAATCCTAGAGAAGATGAAAATTTATTATCAGCATTAGCTAGTGAAGGTGCTACTAATACTGATTATTACAATTTATGGAAAACAACTAATAGTAATGATTACAGAAAATACTCTGGTTATGTTCCATTAGAAGCAAAAGAACATACTTCTTTTGTAAAATCTGCATTAGCATCAGATTTTAAAAATCCATTAAGAATAGGTTCAATAGTAAGAAAAGGTTTAAATGCAAGATACCCAGGAACTAATTTTTCTAGTACATTGTGGAATGGTGCATTATTATCTTTGGAATCAATAACCTATCCATTTCAAAGTATTTTTGGTCCAGCTATGGGTATTGAATATGAAGCAGCAGCAGATCGTATAATGAAAAATAGAGGCGATACATCTGGTGCAAGAAGTTTTAGAAGCTACCCTGGAGAACAGGGCGAACAAAAAAAATTACCATGGACAGTAAGGGCAAGAGCAGGTTTAGAAGCATATGTAAAAGGGTATGGTTTATCTGGAACAGCAGGTGCTATTGCTGGTGCTAAATTAGGTGCTACAGGGGGTAGTGCTGCAGGACCAGTAGGAACAGTTATAGGTGGCGGTTTAGGTGCAATAGGTGGTGCTATTCTTGGTGCAACAGGACAAGCTATTGTTGGTGGTGGTTACGAAAATAATCCAGGTATTAAAAATGATTTTATTAGATTTGCACCTAGTGAGTCTGCATTAGAGTATCTAGGAGAAATAGATGTTGATTACAAAAAAATAGAAGAAGATAATATTACTAATTTAGGTGCTGTATTAGAAGCTGCACCAGATATATACAACAAAAATTTGCAAGTAGTTACAGATGGTAAAAAAAGAGAATTAACATTTAGTGAAAAAGCAGATGTATTTTATTTAACTGCAAATGAATTATTGGCAGCACCATTAACAGAAGAACAATCTGCAATAGAAGTATTTAACACAGGTAAAAGCATTAATGTGCCGCAATTTTTTAATAGAAGCGAAGTGTTAAATGATGCAATAAGAAGTAGAGATGGTTTGTATGCACAAGGTATAACAGCAAATGTAGGAGATTATTACAGAATGGCATTGTTAGGAAGTATGGAAAATAAATATTCTCCTAAATATGCACTTACAGAAGAAATAGATGAAGCATACGAAATATCTGTATTGGCTATTAGACAGTTATTAGCACAAGGAGATATTACAGAAGAACAACAAAAATTATTACTAGAAGATATAGAAACTACTGCTAATGAAATGTATTCAGAACTTAAATTTAATCCAGATACAAAAGGTGCTGGTAGGTTTTTATCAGGATTGTTAAATTTTTATATAATGTATAAAACAGATCTGTTTGTAATGGGAAGTAAAGGTGTTGGTGTTGCAGGTAAAAGTGTAGATACTGATTTAGTATTAGCAGGATTAGGTAAACAATATAATGATGAAGTTATTAAAGGCGGAATGGAAGTGTCAGAGTGGTGGGCTAAGAATGATGATGCATTAAAAGGATGGACTAATAAATTTCAACAATTAATGGAAGAGTCACCAGATGCACCAGCATTGTTAGCTATGGTAGAAAATGGTATGCACCCAGAGTTTGCATTAAGATTAGTAGATAATCCAAGTGCAACTTACGATATATTAAAACAAGGAGTTACAGAAGGATTTGTAGCTGATGTAAGAGCAGGTTCAAGAACTATACCAGGAAGTAAAGGTCCTATTGGTGGTGAAACAGTTGGGGATGCAGTGCAATATGCATTACAACCTAAAGTATTAGATGATGCATTTATAGACAATATAGCAGATTTAATGAAGGGTAATGTAGATGAAGTATTTAATCAAGCTGCATATTCAAGAACTGGTAGTGTTTTAGATATATTTTTAGGCAGAGATAGAAGATTGCCTTCTATGCCATGGGGTGATTTATCTAACCCACAAAATGCAGCAGATACATTTTTTAAAGTTGCAAATATGTTATCTATACCAGATCCAGTCATAGAAAAATATTTAAGACAATTTGTTCGTGCAGTACAAAATGGAGACCAGGCACTAGCACAAAAAATATACTATGACGATTTACTTAAAGTAGAAGGTGCAATACAACTTAAAGCATTGTTTGGTTTGTCAGATGATGAGATAGCAAAGTATTTTCAAAAAAACATAGATGAAGTTAGAGGTTTTGGTGTTGAAGGCGGTATATATAATGCTTCTATATTAAATAAATTTAGAGACCCAGATTTTATAAATGTAATTGTTAAAAAAACATTTGGTAATTTATTTGCTAATGAAGAAGATTTAATAAAATTTTCAGAAAAATTTATTTCTATAATAGGACAAACTAGAGATATGTCTATTGCTGTGCCTAACCTAAGACAAACATTACGATACACAGGTTTAAAAAGAAAATTAAGAAACAGATGGAGTGGCTCAAAGACAGTAGACGAAAGTATAGCAACAATCAGAAAAGCACATGATGAAGGTGTACCTGGAACATTTTTTGACCCAGATACACCTTTAGGAGAAATTACAAAAGGTGCATTTGCAGATATGAAAGATCCATCATTGTTGTATAGAGGTCTTGAAACAGGTATTGGTTTAGCTGAAACAGGATTATTTACTGCAATATCAAGAGGATGGATGCCATTACAATTATTATTTAGATTATCTTTCCCATTAAAAGTTATGTTAGATGGACAATTAAGAATGTCAGCATTAGGTATAGACTCATTATTTAGAAATCCTGTTGGATTACTTAAATTACTTGCTAATGACCCAGAAGGTTATTTAGCAAAAGGATTAGGAATAGATGTATTTACTGGGCTACAAGGACCATTTAGAACTGTATCAGAAAAAGGTCCACAATTTCTGCCAAGGTCTCTGCGTAAAGTTATGAATCTTGTACAAGAAGGTAAACAAGAATATTCTATTCCAGAAGTTATGGCTATGTTTGCAAGAGACCCTAAATTTACATCACAGTTTACAAAACCAACTGACCTATGGGATGAAGCATTAAAACAAGGTACAAAAAATGTTAAGTTAAAAGATGGCACAGTATTACCTTTTGTGCCAAATGATGAATTTATAGAAGCATATGTAGATTTCCTAGTCACTCAATTAGTGCATGATCCATTAATGCCAACAATAGCAAGAGGGTTAAGAGAAGGGTTAACAGATGATGAAATGGTAAAACAAATACTTGATAGTCAAGAACTAACACAAGAACTGTTAACACTCAATCAAAGAATTATTGCAAGAAATCAAAAAAATGGTGGAGTAAAAATTGTAAAAATAATAGAAGATGACACAGATGTAGCAAATTTAGTAGCACAATACAGACAAACTATTAATGGTTTTGCTGGAGGTAGTGATGATATTATTGATGTTATTGCTAGTGGCACAATAAAAGGTATAGATTTAAAAAGTTTTAGCATATTAAAACAAACACAAGCAACAAAAGCTAAAAACGAAATACAAAAAATTATGCAACCAGTGTACGAAGATTTACCTAGCTCTGTACCAATGCTAAGTAAAAATGTTAATAAAGAAGCAGCTAATTTTGTTACATCTTTTTTTGACAGTATGTTTTTTGCTGTAGGTCAGTTAGAAGCAGTATGGTCCAGAATACCTACATTTAAACAAGCATACTTTTATTTCTTAGAAAACAACATACCATTTGCACAAAAAGAAGCATTAGCAGAATTACTTGCAAAACATTTTGATCCAGAAAGTGTAATTAAATTACCAGACAATATCGTACAGTTAGCAAAAGAAAACTTAGAAGCAGCAAGAATAACACCAGAAGAGTTGCAATCTATAATGAATGCAAAAGTACCAGTAAAACTACAATACAATGCTAACTCTATAGATACAGTTCTTTATAACACAGAGGGATTGTTTGATGTTAGATTGTTTAGAGGTACATCTGCTACAGATGAAATAGTATTTGATTTAGATTTACAGAAAGCAGAGTTTACAGCGTTTAAAACTGAAAGAGAAATAGCTAATGTAAGAGCAGGTGCAAACAATACAAAAATATCTGCATATGCAGCGTCTATACATGATGAAGCGTTAATAGTAAATGGCGGTTTGTCAGAACAACAACTAACAAAATTAAAACAAAATTTAACTACAAAATTAGAAGATGATGCATTAGTTGACAAGATAATAGATGATTTTGCAAAAGCATTAGAAGATAATCCAGGTATGTCATATGCAGAAATATTAGAAAGATTAGGTATTAGTAACAAAGAATTTAATATTGCAAAAATTACAGATGATTTAAGAAAAGGTAGACATAAAGAAGGAGATGTAAATCCAGCAATAATTAAAAGAGTTTTAGAATTAGATACCAAACGACCAATACCAAATAAAAAAATAATAGATGGTGAAGAAAGAAATATATGGCTTGATGCAAATTCAGGAGAGTTTGGTGGAAGTTATGATTTAAGTAAAAAAGTAGCAGACTCACAAGACATGGATTTATTAGAGGGTATATATGTTAGTCCATATGCAACTAGAGTTAAAAAGGTTAAATCAGATGTTGAACCTGGCACTATAGCACCAGTAGAAATACCAAAATCAGAATTTACTCCACAAGTTATAAAAGAATACATAGATGCAAATAAAGATTTGTTAAGAAGGCAGGGTCATTACTTAGGTATATGGGATGATGGTAGCACAGTTTATATAGATGTTTCTATAAAAATACCATTAAAAGAACAAAGAGGATTACTAGATGAACAAATTGCTAAAGCTATGTATGTAGGTCTGTTGTCAGAACAACAATCTATAGCTGTTATAAAAAAAGTTTCTACTCCTACTGTGGGTGCAGATGGTAAACAAGTTGTTGTAGATACACTTGAAATATCATATCCAAAAGTTTACAAAAAAAATGGAGTTGCATCACACACATCATTAAATTACATAAAACAATATGGAACAGAATTACTAGAAAGTATTAATAAACTCAATGCATTAATTAGAAACACTGGTGTTGCACCAATAGTTAAAGGCAAAAGAGGTAAAGTAAACAGTAACAATGTGTTATTTAGTTCAGGTATGCATGGTAATTTAAACACTGTAGATGATGCTAATAAATTAATATTGTTTGGTGGTAAAGATAATCCACAACTTAACAAACTTACACAAGTAGATTATTTTTCTATGCTAGATTTGCATGGCATTAGATCTAATCTAAAAAGAAATATGACTTATGACGATTTAGACAGAAGAGCAGCAGAATATGGATATGAGCTACATAACAGATTATTGTATAACTTGCTAGAAAGAGGTTATTTAGCTGAAGCATATCGTGTTGCATTACCATTCTTTGAGGCATATAGAGAGGTGTTAGGTAGATATGCAACATTAGGTGCTGTAAATACTAGAGCTGCATCACAAGTAGCACATGTTTATCGCAGAGGTGTAGAAACAAATATTATATATGAAGATAAATATGGAGAAAAATATCTAATAATACCAGTAGGTGGTACACCATTAGAAGATTATGTTAAGTCTGAAGGTAGAGGCACATGGGTAAATGATATGGATGTAGATGATTCTAAAGTTATATTAAAAAGAGGAATACCAATATCTGCATTAGGTGTTGCAGGTGGTGGTTTATATCCACCATTAGGACCAGTAGTAGCACTTCCAGTAGGTTATTTAACTAAAGATAAACCAGATCTTCGTAGAATGTTTGAACGAACAATATTTCAGTTTGGTTTGCCATTTGAATCAAGAGGCGACACATTTGTTGGTGAAGCGTTAGAAGAATCAATGCCATCAGTGGGTAGAAATTTATTAGGTGCAGTATTTGGTGAAGATTCTCCATCATTTGGTTTAGATGAAGATATATGGTTAAGGTCTGCAAACGAAGGTTTGCAAATTGCAGCAGTTTTATATCCAGACATAGCACAAGATTTTGAAGCATTAGAACCTGTAGCACAACAAATAGCAAAAAATATTTATCAATTAAAAGCATGGGATAGATTTATAAATCCATATGCACCTAACTTGCGTTTGTTGTATCAGGTAGATGTTGATGATGAAATGTTTGCAAAATGGTATGGAGAAAAAGGTGAGGAATCAGGATTAATGTGGAACTCTTTTGTAGAGTTAGCAGTAATACATACATATTACAGAGACCTTAGAGAGTATTATTCACACTATATGGGTACTAGAGCTGCTGACTTTGAGGCAACAAAACAAATGGTGTTGTTATTTGACCTGGGCAAGTATGACTTAGAAGATAGTTATACATCTATGGCATTAGTAAAGCAAGGTAAAAAAATAACAGAATCTGGTAAATTACCAATGACTAAACCAGAGTATGACTTTGTCAATGACAATGAAGAAGAATATAAAAAATATGGTGGATCAATATTGTATTTCTTTGAGGGTCTTGGCACAGGTGATGTAGATTACTCTGCATATCAATCATTAGATAACTTAGGTAAAGTTACACCATTAACATCAGATGAGTTCTTTTATTCTGCTGCTATGTATGGTTCATCTATTGTAGAAAGAGCATTAAAAAATGCAGAGAGAAAAAGATTACAACAAGCAGGTTATTCAAACACAGATGACTTGTGGAAAATTAGTATGGCAAAAATAGATTTTAAATTAAGAGAAATGTTCCCACTTGCATATGGTAGAGATTTAGGTGAGTTGTCAAAACTAGATGGTTACAACACTGTATCTAATCAAGAGTATGACATAGAAATAAGAATGATGGAAGAAATTTATAAAGACAAAGCATTTAAAAATAGTCCAGTGTTTCCATTATTAGAGGAGTATTTAATTGCAAGAGAAAGCGTAATAGCATCTGTAATGACAGCTAAAAAAATGCCATCAAGACAAGCTGCTTTAGATTTTATAACTGGTAATGATTCAGAAGATGCACAAGAAATGAGAGATATACTGTATTATAAAGGTGTAGAGATAGCTAAGAAAAACTACATGTTTGCTATCATGTTTGATGAGATATTTTATGAGGAAATATCTTACTATGGAATAGGAACAAGCTAATGTTAAAGAATTTTATTATACAATACGATACAGTATCTAATGTAGATGAAGGTACAGACCCTTTAGATGCTCTTACAGGTGGTGGTGGTATACCTATAGATCAAGGATTAGTACAACAAGTAGTAGATAGAATTGTAGATGAATTAGGTTTAGATTCTAACAAACCACTAGGAATAGGATTTAAAAGTAAATACAAAGTAATGGTTCTTGATGATGTATTAGGTGTAGAAGCACCTAAAGATGTAGATGCAGAAACTTATCTAAAAGATCAAGGTTTTAAGTATGTATATTTTCCAGAAGATATTACACAAGAAGGTGGTGCATATGGTCCTAAGATAGTAGAACAATTTAAAAATATGATGGCAACAATAGGTTTTATAAACATTAATAAAACTACAGGCGTACAAAAAGATGCAGAGTATTACAAAGGTATTCAAAAACTTATGGAGTTTTCTATGAACAATGGTGGTAAGTTTACTTATGTTCAAGGATTAAAAATATTGTACAACGCAACTCTTGCAGGACAAGCTCCTGTACAACAATATCAAATGGACACAGATGAGATGGATGAATTAGTAGATGATTACATTGGTAAAGCAGAAACTAAAAAAGGTAGTCCATTAACAAAGAATGAAAAGGATTATTTAACAAGACAACTAAATGCTAAGTTAGGAGACTTTAGTTCTTCACTTGCAAACTTACAACCAGCATCAACAGCAAGGATAGAGTTTGACGAAATGTCAGGTGTGGCTACAACTATACCTGGACAAGAGGCAGAGCAACCTGATGTAGAAGGATTAGAAGAAGATTTGTCAGGAGTAGTAGAAGAGTTTATTGAACCAAGAGAAGAATTAGCAAGACAAGCAGATATAGAATCAGATGCAGCTACAAGATTTGCTAGAACAATGGGTAGTTTGTCAGCAGCAGAAAGTGATAGAGTAAACAGATAATGGCAACTACAGCAGAAGTTATAGAAGCGTTAAAACAAGAGGGTCTTGCAGATGATGTAATAAAAATGCTTGTACCTATACTTGCTTACGAATCAAGAGTAGATGGCGTTCCATATGTACTTACCGCTATAGATTCTGAATCACCATCTTATGGTTTAGGTCAAGCAAACATAACATCAATGGAATCTGCATATTGGATGGCATTTAACGAACTTAATATAGATCTGCCTGGTCAAACGCAACAACAAGCAGACCAGTGGAGAAGAGCAGGGTATGATGTTAATGAAGAAGATGTAAGAGACTTTACACCAGAACAAAAAGAATTTGTAATTAATTACATGAAAACTGCAGATTTAGAATTTAACGCTAAATTAGTAAAACACATGTTGCATCAAAAAGAATTAGAACAAGACTTAAATCCTATGGATGCAATAAAAGATTTGTATAAATTGACTATTGCTAAATTTAATCAACCAGATAGACATCCAGAAAGTGCAGCTTTCAAAAGCACTATAGATGCAGAAGTTGAAGAATATTATAGTATGCCACCAACAACAACTACAGTTCCAGAAACTACTACAACTACAGTTCCAGAGACTACTACAACAACTACGCCAACGACTACAACAACTATGCCAGAAACAACAGTACCACAGGTAGATGTAGGTTTTGACGAAAGAAGTCCTGGCATAATAAATCAATTTGGTACACCTCCACAAGATCAAATAAATACTGGTGCAGGTGGTAACCAATCATTTGCGGATAATTTTAATGAAAATTTTTCTGAACCTGTTGGTCCAATAACACAAAAAATTAGAGATAAATACAATTCAAAAGAACAAAAAAGTATTACACAAATTATTGAAATGTTACTTGCTACTACTAATAAAAGAAGAGCTGAAAAAGGAATGAAAGAACTTGATAAAAAAAACATATTAGAAAAAAGAATGAGCAATTTAATAGACAGAGATAATCAATTTTTTAGAGAAACAGGGAAAATGCAATTTCCTGGTAGTAGTGTTCCTTTCAATATAGAGGATGTAACAGACTTTTTAGACGAATAAAATGGCAGAAGAAAGATTAGTCTGGGGTTCTGAAAAATTTATAGATGCCATCCTTGATGATATGAGAGCAGCAGCTCAATTATTTGAAATGGATGAAACAGAAATAACACCTTTAACACAACAATATGTTAATGAAGAAAAACTTTCTATTGCTAATCATGTAGATTTTATAGATGTATATCGTGAGACTTTAGATAGAACTGACCTGCCAGAGGGTATGAGCAAAGCAGAAGCAGCAGATAATATATTGTTGTACATTGAAGCAGCACAATATAAACAAAGAACAGAAGGTACAGGAACTATTAATGGTTTACAAATACCAGAATTAGGTGTAACAGATTTACAAGCACAAGACCCAGAATTTAAAAAATTATTAACACAACAATTTATTGATGCGGATCAAATAAAAATAGTTGGTATTTTTGGTAGTACAAGAACTACACCTGATGGACCTAGTTTTGTATATGCTGAAATAAATGACATATTTGATTTTGTTGAATACGACAGAAGAGATATGTTTAAATTTTCCAAAGAAAGTTCTGATGCAACTATTGATGCAGTTAAAAAAACTATGTTAGATAAAGGTTACTTGTTTGACATAGGAGAATCATACAAAAGTTCTATAGCATTTCCTGTTATGTTAGGCATGAATGGAAGAATACAAATTGGTGAAGGTAATCATAGACTAAGAGCTGCTTTAGAAATTAGTCAAGAAACAGGTAAAAAAATTTATATACCTATCTATGCATATCCAATGGGAAATGTTCAGTATGGTGGCATTCAATTAATGTCAGCAGAAAAATTACCATATAGAGGAAGATCTAGGTTTGTAGGTGAACAAACTTTATATGATGCGTTACGACAATTATTGTTTGATGCAGATGCAAGTGAATATACAGTAAATGAAAAAATAGGAGAAAGACTTGGTGCTGCTAAAGGATATTCAGGTTCTAATTATTTAGGTGCAGGTGGTAGTGGTGGTAGTGAAGTAAGCCAGGAAAATGTTAAAAAGTTTTTTGATGCTATAGGAGTAGAGACTTTAACTTATGATGAATTGCCAGAAGATAATGTTTACAAAACAGGAGTTAATAATTTAACAGACACTACAAATGTAGTAGATGAAGGCATAGAGTTATTCCATGGTAGAGGTAAAGGTAGTAGAGTTCCAGACGAATTACATGCAGGTACATATCAAGCAGCAGTAGATAGAAATGCATTTATGTTTGGTAGTGAAAATATGTATGAAATTATTTATCAAATTAAAAATGATTTTGTAAATCAAGTTGCAGATCAACTGTCATATATAACAGTTGATAGTCAAGATTTTAGTGCAACAGAATATTTACAACCAGAAGTTTATTTACCTAATGGTAATGTTGATACTTACGACATAAGAATAGATGTATTAAAAGATGGAACATTAAATGTTGTAATAGGTAAAGATGGAGAAGAAATAGCTACAGTGTTTAGTGATAGTAGTGTTGGAAATGTTATTGATGAATTAGAAGATGGTACTAATTTATATTCACAAATTAATCAGGAAAATTTAGAAAAAATTATAGGAGATAGAAATTTAGATAAATATTTTGGAGAAGCAGGAGGGTTTTTAGATCCTGATAGAAGTTTTAAATATAAAGATGGTTATGAATTATATAAAGTAACTATTGACCCACAAGCAAAAGTTGTAGAATTTACAGATGATATAACTCTTGTAGAGCTTGGTAGAAAAGTATCTGTTGACCCAGACCTATTTGTAAATTATTTAGAACAAGGAAAAGTGGGAGATATACAAGAAATTACATTACCTGATGGAAAAACAATAACGCTTACAGGAACTGCTAAGGAAAAATTAAATACTATAAAAAAAGAAATGGATGTTGTTGGTTACAGAAATCAAATGGAAGATGTCGGTAGTACATCTTATTATTTTTTAAACAAAGATGTTTATACAGAGACACCAGTAGATGCAGCATCTAATAAACAATTTGATGAGGATGTACTTAAAAAGTTTGTAGAAAATGATCCATACAGAGATTTAGCTGCATTTGACACCGCACCTATAGACAGACAAAGATTAGCTAAAACATTTATGGGGGAAGTAGAAGATATTGCTGATGGCAAACCACTATTAGAAACAAGAATGTTACCTGGTGATGACCGATTACAATGGGCAAGTGAAGTTATAGAACCTAACAAAATGTTTAATCCAGATGATTTAACTAGATTAGATGTACCAGATTCAGAAAATAGTAGAGTAATTTGGAATGATACAACAACATTTAAACCAAGTGAATTGTATTCAAGGATAATTACTAACACTGCTACTGATGAAGATATAACTAGATTTTTTATTTATTTAGCTACACATAGTGGTACACAAGCATATGCTAGACAACCATTTAGTAAACCAGATGCTATTGCAGATATTGTAAAAATAGGAATATTTAGTGATTTACCATTAAACGAAATAATACCTATGGGTCAACCATATTATGAAGCAGAATTTATAGATAAATTAAAAACTAACAATAATCAAATTGGAGACGAAATATATAAAGTGTTAGTTAATTTAGTAACTGAACAAGGACAGTTTGCTAATTTAAAAGAAACAATGAGAAATGTAATACTAGAAGCTCACAGAGATATATACGCTGCAAACCCTAATGATTACTTTATTGTATGGAGAGGTGGTAACTTAAATAGATTTGTTCCTTGGCAATCAACAAGTAAAAGTTATGGGTCTGCACAAGGGGTAATGTATCAAATGGTACAAGGTGGTTATGGTGGTGGTAGATCTGTAGACACTTATGTAGTACATAAAAATAATATGATAGATTTAGATGCATTAGGTTTATCGTTTAGTAATGAAAAAGAAATTATAGTATTAACCGAAGAATTAAAATCACCACTAGCAAAAAGACCTACAACAATAGAAGGTAGAAAAGATATAAGGTCAATAAATGATTGGTGGTTATTAGCTAGAGAAAGAGAAGATGCATTTCCAAAAGATGGCAAGGTAATTAATAACTTATCACAACCACTTACTGATGCAGGTCAATCTACACAAAATTGGTTTAGTGATGTAATTGATGGTATTGACCCTAAATACAAACCAAAAAAACCATATCAGCAAATAATAGAATTAAATAATCCTGCATTATACGCTTTTCAAGATGACTACAATGCTTTTATAAAAGGCGGTGGTAATTTTAATCAACACATATTTACTTCTATACCTACATTTTATGAAACACAAATTGCAAAAATGCAAGGTATAACAAATATGATTAACAAAAATAAACTTGTAGCAGATGTACCTCTAAACAATGTAACAAATGTGAAAGGACCAGGACCATACAAAATATTAGACATAGGTGGAACTGAAGGTGCATGGGCAAAAGCTCTTGCAAAAAATAATCCACTTGTTGATATACAAGTATTAGACCCTAATAGAGCAGCTATGTTAGCTTTCGAAAGTGGAGATCTAGTTACAAATGCAGAATTTATACATGCAGCATTTACACATATTGTAGAAGATCAAGGCAAAGCATTTATAGAAGGTGGTATTAAACAACCTGTATTTTACCAGGGGTTTACAAAACCAAGGTATGATATTGTGCATGAATCTATGGCATTTCAATTTATGAGTAGTGAGAGAGCAGAACAAATAAAGTATATTAAAGAAAATGTGTTGAATACAAATGGTGTATTAATAATAGAAGAAAAGTTTTTAGATGACAGTCAAGCAATATATGACGCTAATGAAGCTAAAAAAAATAATTTTAAAGCAGAGTATTACACACCAGAACAATTAGCAGATAAAAAATTAAATGTGTTATTAGATATGGAAGGTAATCAAGTAGCAGTACAAGAGGTCCAAAAAATATTAGGTGAAAATTTTAATAGTGTAGAACAATATTGGGATGCTGGAAACTTTAAAGGTTTTGTTGCATCAGATGATGCAAAAAAAATAGAAGATTTTACAAATGGTATTAATGATGTAGGTTTATCACTAACTAATCATAGCTATTCTACTGCACCTAATAACACTGATATTAAAGGTGCAATAGAAAGACAAATGTTTAACAAAGGTACAGATAGTAAACTTGCTGCACAATTAGCAGAAGAGACAGTTAAACAAAATCCTAGGTTTTTTGAAAGAGCTGCAAATGCATTAAGTAACTTTGATCCTAGTTTATCAGCAACTAAATTACTTAGTAGATTAGGAGTTGTTGCTGCACCAGCGTTAAATGTCTTAGGTAGAACAGCTCCACTATACGCACCTGGTGATGTATTTATAGAAAAAATTGTAGAAAAAACTGTGCCATATTTAGATGACGCAGCAGCTAGATTAGGTTTTGCTAGAATACCTTTTAATAAATTATTACCAACATACATAGCTTATGAAATAGGAGTAGCATTAGCAGATGTAGCACAAGCTGCTTTGTATGCTTATGATGAATCACAAAAAAAAGGACCAAGACAAGCTAGTAATTTTCAAATAGGATTGACTAAATTATTATTACCAAAAGCATATGAAGAAGAAGCTATAAAAAGAAGTCAGATACCAGGAGATTTACAAGCATTTTATAATACACCTACAGGGAAAAAAGTGTTAGAGGAAGTAGATTTTGGTAGTCAATTTATGAAAGAATTAGAAGCAGAAAAAATATCTAAATATTCTCCAGGATGGGGTTTAACTAAAGGATTGTTTAATATAGTCGGTAGCGTCTATAATGCTAGTCAAAACCCTAGTGATTATACTACAAAAGTTAAAGAAAATCCTGCTAGTATATATAATGCAGGATTCACAGGAAGATAAATGGAATTTACAGTAGAACAAATAATGGATTATCAAACTCTTTTAAAAGAAAGAGGTTACTACACAGGTGAAATAGATGGCATCATAGGACCATTAACTAGAGCTGCAGCAGAAGCTATGATGAATAGCGACAAACCAACAGACATTGATGCTATAAGAGGTGATAAAGCCATTAAACCATTGGGAATTGCATTAGATGCTATAACACAAACAACAGGATTAGTGTATGGAACTGATGTTGATACAGAAGAAACAGAAGAAACAGAAGAAACAGAAGAAACAGAGGAAGAAGAAACAGAGGAACTATACAATGCTATTGGACAAACAGGTCCTGCAGGTGAATCTAATGATGGATATGAATTTAAATTTGAAAAACCACCAGGATTTGGAACAAATCCAGGCGTATCAAACATTGGAGATCCTGACCCAGATCCAGTAGAACCACAGGATGATGGTGAAGGTAATGTATCTACAGGTTTTCAAGGTACACAACTATGGGAATTAGATGGTGCTACATATGTAGTATTTCCTGTACCAGGCACAGATTTATATTTAAGATATTTAGCTGATGACGAAACTTTAGATTTGTATTACTCCAGTGGTAGAGAAAAACCAGATGTAATATCTAAATCTGCTGATGATGAAGAATGGGTAAACTCTAGTTTCTTTGGAGATTTAGCAGAAGTAGATAAAGATATATTAGAAGGTGACAAAGAACCATTTGTTGGATTAGCAGATAAGTTTGATGTTGCTAAAAAATATAGACCATGGTTAGAAAATGATGAGTTGTATAACATATGGTTAGAAGCATTTATAGAAGATAGAGATATATTAGATGAAGAGTGGAAAACAACAGAGTGGTGGCGTACACATACACAAGAAGAAAGAGATTGGCTATTATTATCACAGGGTCAAGATTTAAGTACACTACCAGCAGATGCAACAGCATATCTAAATAACAACATAATTAAATTTAGAGATATGTTTAAAGCTGCAGGTGTAACAAACATAGAAGATATTGTAAACACAAATGGTGAGTCATTTTTAGATTGGTTTTCATTTAACTTTACATCAGGTGCATGGACAGAACTATATACATTAGATCAATTAAAAGCTATTGCTGACCCTAGTACAGGTATAGAACAAGATGAAGCTATTACTACCTGGATGCAAGGTAAAGCTGAAGGTGTTGATGTATCTACAACTAAACAATTTGAAGCACAAGTAGAAAACCTAGCTAATGAATGGTTAGGACCATTGTATGGTGTATTGACAGATGATCAAAAATCTAATTATGCAGCTATGATTCGTAACGCAGAGTCAGAAGAAATAGGTGCAAGTAATGTTATAGATAAATTAAAAGGTATTAGAGGTACATTATTTGGTGATTATGATGAGAACTTAACATACAATGAAATAGCTACACCATGGAGAAATTATAGTTTTCAGTTATTAGGACAAAGAATGGATGAGACAGATGCTACATTTGTAGATGTTATAAAAGCTAATGACCAAAAAACTGCAACAACAATGCTGACTGAATGGGGTATAAATAATAATGCAACAACATTATTAGACAAAGTAACAGATGATATAGGACAAGCACTAGGTGCTGGTCAAGTTGTAAGAGGGGTAGCTACATAATGGCATTAACACAAGCAGGTATAGACAATATAAAAAATTTAGTACAAACAAAGTATGGTTTTAATTTACCTGATAATTTACTAGCTTTAGTATCTCGTGAGTATGTAGCTAGTGGTAATGATATTGCAGAAGCTATAACACAAATGCGTAAGAGTCAAGAGTATGCAGAAGTTTTTGCAGGTAATTTAAACCCAGATGGTGTGACTGTTAAATATTCAGAGTCAGAATATCTAAACATTGTAGATGCTTACAAAAGAAAAATAGAATCATTAGGTGTAAATGCAGATTTAATTATGACAGGTGATAGACAAAAAACATTGATAGAAAATGTTGTATCTCCAGATGAGTTTGGTACAAGATTGTCTGCATTATATAACCAAGTTGTAACTGCTATACCACAAGTCAAAGAGTTTTATAAGACAAACTTTGATAGAGATTTAACTGATGTAGAAATACTAGCATCTGCTATAGACCCTAAAGTAGGACAAGATATTATTAGCGGTGCTATTGGTGCAAGAGATGTATTAGCACAAAGAATAGTCAGAGCAGAAATAGGTGGTCAAGCACTTAAAGCTGGGTTTGAAATATCACAAGCACAAGCTGACGCATTACGACAAATGGGTATATCTGGTCAACAAGCAGGTCAAGCATTTCAACAAGCTAGTCAAATAGCATCAGTAGCAGCTAGACAAGGTAGGCAACTAGGACAAACAGAAGCTGAAGCAGCTATAGAAGTAGTTGAAGGATTATCTGGACAAGAAGCAGAACAGAGAAGATTAGAAAAATTATTAGCACAACAACAATCTGAATCCTCTGCACAATTAGGTGCAGTAACAACACGATCTGGTGCAGTCACTGGTTTAACTGAACAATAACTTGCAATCTTAATTGATATGATATAATAATTATGACCCTATAGATAGGTCTGGGGGTTAAACTAGACCTTCATTTTGTAATCGGTCTTGATGCCTACTGACAAGACCTGTCAAATAAAAACAGTAGTGTAAGACTAAAAATCAGTGGTTACTTATACACCACTTGTAAAAATATCGTATAAAGAATGGACAATAGAATAATGACAGAAGAACTAAACAACCCTAACACTGAAGGCGATAAGAACTGGAAAGAGATGAGGGAAAAACTAAATCTCTACGAAGCAAAGATCGCAGAATACGAAGGTAAAGAAAGACAAGAAGTTTTTAAACAAGCAGGTCTTGACACTACTAAAGGTGTAGGAAAAGCAGTTGAGATGATGTACGAAGGTGATTTAACTGTAGAAGGAATCCAACAATACGCATCAGAAGAATTTAAAGTTGAGTTTGGGAATCAAGACAGATTACAAGAAAATGTAGAACAAAGTCAAGAAAGACTGGACAACATACAGAAAAATTCTGTTGTAGATCTTTACAACACAGATGTAGTATCGCAGGTTAGAGATATAGAAAAATCAGGAACTGTGCGTGATTCAATAGCTGCCAAGCTCTCTGTTATAGAAGAAGCAAAAAAGAACAGCTAAGTAGTATCTTTTACTTCTTCTAAAAAACAATTAAGACAATTTATATAGGAGAAGATAAAAATGGCAGACATATCGTTAACTAACAATACGATTTATGCACAAAACATTAATAACTTTGCTGGTGAATTGTTTAAAGTTGGTGGTCAAAGAACACCTTTACTATCCGCAGTCGGTGGTTTGAATGGTGGTAAAGTATTAAATTCTACATATTGGCAAGTCCAAGTAGAAGATAATGCAATCATTAATTCAGAACCTGGCAAAGGAAAAGAAGGTGACGCACCTACAGAATACCTTGGAAGAGACAGAAGTGCATACACATATGTAACTCAAATTTTCCATAAAGGTGTACAAATGACCTACACAGCTTTGGCATCCACAGGAAATCAAAATCCTTTCACACTAAGTGCTGATATTGTAAACCACTCTGATGGAGATGGAACAACAACACCAGGTGCTGAATTGGCTTCCTTTGGTGGAAATCCAGTAAATGATGAATTTGCATTACAGCTTGAAAAAGCATTAGAAAAAGTAGCAAGAGAAGCAGAATGGTTCGCATTCAATGGTTCTTTCTCTGATGGTGCTAATACCACCCCAGGTGATGGAACTAGAGAAATGTGGGGAGTTGACCACTGGGTTAACCAAAACAAGAACGCATCTAACTCTGTAGCTGCATCTGCAAACCCACTAGGTGGTAATGTTTATTACAACGACACCACTGGTGATGGTACAGGTTCAGCACAAGTGCTTTCCTTTGATGCAATCGCAGGTGCTATGAAGAGATTATATGATGCTCATGCACCACTAAAGCAACCAGTTCTATGTGTAAGTCCAAAACAACTTTTGGATCTTAACACAGAGCTTATCGCAGGTAATGTCGGTATAACAGGTGCAATCATTCCTAGAGATAGAAATGTTGCAGGAATTGACATTGATACAGTAGTAACCCCATTTGGTTCTATTGGATTAATGGTCATTGACCCAGACATTATGCCTACAGGTACTTCATTCATCTTAGACATGGCTTACATACAACCAGTATTTACCAACATCCCAGGATTTGGTACTGTGTTTGTTCGTGACCTTGACCAAGATGCAAATGCAAGAATTGGTAAAGCAATTTATATGGAGATGGGATTTGAATTTGGTCCTCCTTCATATCACTGCAAGATTCAAGCAGTAGCTTAAAAAAAGTAATTACAAGATTAGGGTGGAACTCCACCTCCACCCTTTTCTTGTGGTATAGTTTTATATTATGAGTACAACTATCGGAAATCTTGTAGATAGAATTTACAGAGAATATTTAGAACCTAATGATGATATACAATCATTTACTGTATTAACAGGAGGTTTAACAGCTAGTGCATCTGATCAAACAGTAGCTTACAATGCTGACTATCTAACAACAGAAGAAGAGGATGCATTAGGCACTGGTGCATTTATTGAAATAAACCAGGAGTTAATGTTAGTAAGTTCACTAAATACAGCAGCATCCACTATGGCAGTAAAGAGAGCAGCAAGAGGTACTACTTTAGCTGCACATTCAACTGATGACGAAATCAAAGTTAATCCACCATTTCCAAGAAAAGTAGTATTTGATGCAGTTGTAGATCAAATTAATAATTTATTTCCTACATTGTTTGCAGTAGAAACTGTAAGCGTTACATCATCAGATGGATATACACTATTAGGAACATATGATAGTCCTGGTACAAACAATTATTTAATATCAGTATTAAAAGCAATATCACAATATACAGATTTTTCTTCTGGTTCTGACCAAACAGGAACTATATTTCAACCAGTGTCTGTAGAGTTAATTGAGTTACCTAATCCATTTACATACACAGACGACACAGGTACACAAAGAACAATAACATATACATCTGGACCAAACGCAGTTAAAGCATTACAGTTTTATAGCATTCAACAAGGACATACTGTCTATGTTACATTTAAGAAAAAGTTTGTAGAACCAACTGCAGAATCTGACACATTGTCAACTGTTGGTTTAGAGGATGAATATGAATCTATAATTATGGCAGGAGTTGCTGCACAAATGATGTCAGGTAGAGATATACCAGCAGCTACACAAAGTTATATTACAGAATCATTACAAGCACAAGCGTTCCCAGTAGGATCTGGAACTAGCATTAGAAATTCTTTACTACAATATCAACAAATATTAATTACACAAGCAAGGAAATATTTAAGAGCTAAATACCCAGAAGCTGTAGAAATAAATGGTGTTAATCTAGGTGTTCAATAATGCCTAGAGTACCTACCACTGCAGATGTAACTAATCCACACAGAAAAGGTTATGATTTTAGATTAGATAACTTGTTGTTTAGAGCAGCAGTTAGTCCAGATAGACAACTCGTTATTAGAAGTGCAGAATTTCCAGGCACACAAATAGATTTAAAACAAAATCCAGAAGATATAACTACAAACATAGGTCAAATATTTTCACGAAATGATTTCAGTGGTGGACAAGGATTAGATTATGCACATAAAAGAAGTCAAACAGAAAAAGATGTAACTAGGTTTTTTGATAGCAAAGGTGTAGATGTATTTCACAGTGATGATGAAAGTGCATACAACATGCATTTGTTGTACACAACACAAGATGAAGATGTTAGAGGCGGAACTACAACATTTGCTGGGTCTAATAACTATTTAGCACAAACAACTAATGGAGATTTATATGTAACAGACCAAGCAGTAATATACAAATCAACAGATGATGGAGACACATGGAGTGCAGTAACTACTGGCTCTGTCACAGTAAATAATAATTTTACAGGTGCTGCCGCAGTAGGAGATCAAGTATATTTTACAACTGCAACAGGCACATCTGCTGGTGAATTAATTTTATACAATGGTTCTACTTGGTCAGAGTTATCACACGACCAAACATCTAATGCCTTAACAGGTGTATGGTTTGCAAAGGGTCAATTATTTATATCAGGTGATGATGGTAGTGTTGGATATTTGTGGGCAGTAAACCCTATAGGTAAATCATGGTCATCATCAGATTTAGCAGAAGCAGATGCTGTTGTAACTTTTGAAGATAGTCACACAATATCACAAGTTGTAGATGCAGGTGCAGTTGTATTAGCTGCCTCTACAAGTGGTGATATATTTTCTATAAAAGATGTGTCAGGTTCTATGACTTTGTTTGGACAAACTAACATACCATTTGAAGAAGTACACTCTATTGCTGCTGCAGAAGGAATAGTATTTTTTGGAACAAAAGACAAGTCAGAAGCTGTAGGTAGATTTTATCGTGCAGAGTTAGTAACAGCAGACAACTTATATGTACTAGCTAATAGACAATTAGTAAAAGAATGGAAAATTACAAGTGTAGACACAACACCTAAACACATGTTTGTGACAAGAGATAGTGTGTATTGTGGTATAAAAGAAAGTGGTTCAGAAAGTTTTTTGTGGAGATACTATTTACCAACAGCAGGATTTGCAAGAGATATAAAAATGAGTGCATCTGGTTTTATTACAGGAATTACACAAGCTAATGGTAAGTTTGTAGTCGTAGTTGCAGGTGTAGATGTTTATAGAGAGACTGCATTGTATGAGTCAACAGGTTATGTAATACTTCCTAATGTAGATTTTTTTACATCAGAAGTAAAACAGTGGGTTGGAACAACAGTAGAACATGATGAGATAACAGATAGCAAAAGGGTACAATGTTTTATTTCTACAAGAGAAGCAACAATAGATAATGCTGACAGTGGTAATTGGGAACTTACTAATGATAGCTCTACTGGTTTTGGTGGTGAAGAGTTCCAGATTAACAGAAACGCTAGATACTTAAACTTAAAAATTGTGTTACAAGCTAATGAAGATTTTTCTAGCTCACCTGTTTTTAGATCTGTATCAGCAAGAGCTTTACCTAGACCACAATTAATAGTTGTTGATATACCTGTAAATATATCTGACCAAGTAGAAAGACCAAACAGAAAAAGAATTGTAGTTAAAAATTTAGGTGAAGCTGTTTATCAAGAGTTAAAACAAAAAGAAGGTGATTCTGTTACACTAGAATTGTACGACCCTTCTGAAACTATTAGAGGAGTTGTTGAAAGTGTTGCATATCCTGTAGTAAATAATGCTAACATAGGTTCTGTAACACAATACTGTACAATAAGAGTAAGAGGTGTTAGAGCAGCAGACATAACATCAGAGTTTACAAATGTATTAGGTATAGGTACATTAGGAGTAGTAAGATTAGGATAATATGACAGCACAAGAAAGTAAATTAGCTAACGCATATGAAAGCACTATAGTATCTGCGTTAACTGCTGATAGTAGTAGTGTAATTATATCTGTTGACGCAGCACCTACTGATAGTTCAAATACAGCAATTACTGGTTCAGTAGTTATGTATTTAGTTTTAGATCCAGATAGTGATAGTTCAAGAGAGTATGTAAAAGTAACAAACATATCTGGTACGACACTTACAGTTCAAAGAAACATTG